GTACCGGGAAAAGTGGCACGTTAAAGCATACTTCTGGACGCCAGAAAAAGGACTCAGGGACCGCGCAAAGCGTGACCGGGCACCCTATGACATCTGGGAAAAAGAAGGGCTCATCCGGGCCATTCCTGGCGCTTCTGTGGACTATGAAGCAGTAGCTCGTGAGATGCGCGACATCTTGGAAGATTGCGACGTTCAAGCTGTTGCATTTGACCGCTGGCGCTTTGATCTGCTCAAGAAAGAGTTGGACGAAATAGGCGCATCGTGGCCGCTTCTGCCATTCGGACAAGGTTTTAAAGACATGGCACCGGCTATAGACCGACTAGAGGAGCTATTCCTCAATGAACAAATAGCCCACGGAAATCACAAAGTGCTTGAGATGTGCATGGCAAACGCCCGTATCGAGTGCGATGCCGCTGGAAATCGCAAGATGAATAAAGCAAAAGCCACAGGCCGCATTGACGGCGCTGTGGCGCTGGCCATGGCGTGCGGCGTGATGCCGATGACCGAAACAACTGAAAAATCTTTTTGGGAAACAGCACAGTGAAAATATTTGGTCTAAATTTTGGGCGAAAGGCGTCTGGAGGGTACGACCTGCCTGACATCCTTTCCCGAATATTGGGCCAAAGCAGGAAATCAAAGTCAGGCGCGCTGGTTAGCCGCGACACGGCGCTGCAAGTTGGCACCGTCTTAAGTTGCGTTCGCGCCATTGCAGAAGGCGTTGCGCAGGTGCCATTTCGCGTGATGCGTGAGACTGCATCGGGTGTTTCCGTGCACTCCCAACGACTGAGCGCGACGGATCACCCACTGTATGACGTGCTACACCGACAACCCAACGGATGGCAAACCTCGTTTGAGTTCCGCGAAACCCTGATTCTGCATCTGGCCCTGACCGGCAGCGCCTTCGCCTTCATCAACCGGGCGCGTGGCGTAGTGCAAGAGTTGATTCTGCTGGACCCGGCCCGCGTCACCGTTGTGCAAAACGCCGATTGGTCGCTCACCTACAAAGTCAGCAACAAAAGCGGCGAATACAAAGAGTACCCCGCTGAATCAATCTGGCATTTGCGCGGCCCAAGCTGGACCGGCGTCAGTGGTTTGGATGTGATGCAACTTGCCCGTGAGGCCATCGGACTGTCACTAGCCACTGAGGAGTCACACGCAACCCTGCATGAGCGCGGCGTGCGACCCAGCGGCGTCTATTCGGTGGATGGTGCGCTCAATCCTGAGCAGTACAAGAATTTGAGAGCATGGATTGACAGTAGTTTGGCGGGCGCAGCCAATGCCGGCACCGTCATGCTCATGGACCGGAACGCCAAGTTCACGCCACTGGCAATCAACGGTGTGGACGCCCAGCATTTGGAAACCCGGCGCTACCAGGTTGAAGAGGTGTGCCGGTTTTTCCGCGTCATGCCGATCATGGTTGGCTACAGCGACAAGGCGGCGACCTATGCCAGCGCAGAACAGATGTTTTTGGCACACGTGGTGCACACATTGATGCCATGGTACGAACGTATCCAGCAAAGCGCTGAAATCAACCTCCTAACCAAGCAAGACCGGGCAAACGGGTACTACATCAAGCTCAACGAGGCCGGATTGCTGCGCGGCGCGATGAAGGACACCGCCGAATACCTCTACCGCCTGACCATGGGCGGAATCATGGAGCGCAATGAAGTGCGCGCCAAGCTGGACCTTAACCCGATCGCGGGCCTGGATGAGCCCCTGACCCCCATGAACATGACCACCGACACCAACGGCGCTGGCGACCAAACCGAAAAAACAGGAGCATCCAATGCTTAAACATCTCGATCTGCCTTTCAAGGTCAAGGCCGTCTCCGAAGACGGCCTTTTTTCTGGCTACGGCAGTGTCTTTGGCGTCCTCGACAGCTACAAGGAAATTGTCGTGTCCGGCGCGTTCACCGAATCCCTCAAGACCCGCCAGCCCAGCCTGCTGTGGCAGCACCGCAGCGGCGAGCCCATCGGCATCTACACAGGCGTTAAGGAAGACGCTGTGGGCCTGCATGTGGAAGGCAAGCTCGCGCTCAAGACTGCCCGCGGTGCCGAAGCCTACGAGCTGCTAAAGATGGGCGCAATCAGCGGCCTGAGCATTGGCTTCCAGGTGCGCGACGAAAGCTACGACCGCGTTACCGGCATCAACACATTGAAGGCGGTGGACCTCTGGGAAGTATCCCTTGTGACCTTCCCGGCCAATGAGGCAGCCCGCGTCACTGGCGTCAAGTCCATTGCCGACATCGAAACCTTGAAAGATGCTGAAGCCTACCTGCGCGACGTAGGCGGGTTCAGCAAATCGCAAGCGCTGGGCCTGGTGGCCCGCATCAAAGCCACGCAGGGCCGGAGCAATTCCGACGAGCAGGCTGAACTCGCCGAGCTTCTCAAGCGCGGCACCTCCCTGATTTCCAACCACTGAAAGTAACCAACCATGAAACTTACCCGAAACCACCTGACGTTTGGCCTCCTTGCCATCGTCGCCGTCATGGCCCTGTTCGCAGTCGCCGGGCATCCCCTGATCAACCCTGAAGCCCTCGCTGGCTTGGGGATGATCCCCTTCGCCATGAGCGGAGAAATTGAACTCAAGGACATCAAAGTCCTGGTTGAAAAGCAAAACGAAGCATGGGGTGAGTTCACCCGCAAAAACGATGAACTACTTAAGGCCAAAGCCGAAGGCAAAGCCGTCGCCGATCTGCAAGCCACGGTTGACAAGCTCAATGGGGCTTTCAAAACCATCAATGACGAAGTGACCGAGATTGCCAAAAAGTCAAACCGGCCCCAGACTGATGGCGGCAAGCAAGTAACGGCTGAACAAGCTGAATACAAACAGGCTTTCAACAAGTTCTTGCGCAAAGGCGATGAAAACGGATTGGCCGACCTGCAACGCAAAGCCTACAACACCGGCTCCGGCCCGGATGGCGGCTTCCTGGTGCTGCCTGAAATGGATGCCGAAATCATCCGTGTGGTTGGCGTCACATCTGCCATTGGCCGCTTGGCTCGCCAAGTAACCATCGGCACCGACACGTTCAAGAAGGTTGCAAAAACAACTGGCATGTCAGCGCGTCGTGTTGGTCCTGGTGCTACTGGCGGCGAGACGACAAACCCCAAGTTTGCCGAACTCGAATTCACAGCTCACACTGCTGAAGCCGAGCCATGGATCCATAACGAAACCCTGGAAGATGCCATCATGAACTTGGAGATGGACTTGTCCAACGAAGCGGCCATTGCGTTCGCTGAACTGGCAGGCTCTGAGTTTGCAATCGGTACTGGCGTCGGCAGCGCACGCGGCATTACCGACTACACCACTGTGGCCAATGCGTCCTACGCATGGGGCAAGCTGGGTTACATCGCTTCCGGCGGCGCTGGTGCATTTGCAGCAAGCAATCCAGGCGATGCAATCATCAACCTTCAGCACGGGTTGAAAGCGCAGTACCGCCCAGGTGCCGCGTTTGTGATGGCAGATGCAACCCTTGCAACTGTGCGCCAAATGAAAGACGGCTCCGGCGCGTTTTACCTGTGGCAACCGGACCAACTGGCAGGCTTTGGTGGCCGCTTGCTGGGTAGCCCGGTTGAGATTGACGACAACATGCCCGTTGTGGCATCTAACAGCTACTCCGTGGCCTACGGCAACTTTGCCCAAGGCTATGTGGTGGTCAATCGCTCCGGCACCGTCGTCATCCGCGACAACATCACCGCCAAAGGCAAAACAAAGTTCAACTTCCGTCGCCGTTTCGGTGGTGGTGTGCAGAACTATGAAGCCATCAAGCTCATGAAGTTTGCAACGTCCTGATCAATTGCTGATTAGTTCCAGCCGCTGGTAAATCGGCGGCTTTCATCCCCATATTTTTAGATTGGAAAAGTCATGAAAGACATGATGAACAAAATCCACGTCGCCCGTGTGATTTCCCCTGTGAGTGAGGCCGGTACAACTGCCCTTGTCGGTCAGATTATTGACAAAAAAGGCTTTGAATCGCTGACCTACGTCATCGCCACCGGCTCCATTGCCGACGCTGATGCAACCTTCACGGTGCTGCTCGAAGAGGGCGACAACTCTGCTTTGAGCGACGCCGCAGCAGTTGCTGATGCCGACCTGCTTGGCACCGAGGTATTGGCAGCATTCCAGTTCGACGACGACAACGAAACCCGCAAGCTCGGCTACATCGGCTCCAAGCGTTACACCCGCTTGACCATCACCCCTGTGGCCAACGCCAGCGCTGCGGTGATTGCGGCGGTAGCCATTCTCGGCAACCCGGCTGTAGCTCCAACGATCAATCCGCCAGTCTAAAAACTGCTGCGTCATGCGCCTGAGAAATCGGGCGCATCTCAGAGCACAAATTCACCTGGAGTCATAAATGTCCAAAAGCAACACCCACGAAAACGACTACCTCAAGCTGATTTTTAACAACGTCACGATGACGTTGGTCGGTGACGCGGCTGGCATTCTCGCCAGCGCAGCAGCAGGAAGTTTGTACTTCAGCCTGCACACCGCCGACCCCGGCGAAGCAGGCGACCAGACCACCAACGAAGTGGCTTACACAAGCTATGCCCGCGTGGCCGTGGCTCGCACCACAGGCGGATTCACCGTCAGCACCAACACAGCGGCCCTGGTGGCCAACGTCAGCTTTCCTGCGGGTACGGGCGGCAGCGGCACTGCAACGCATTGGGGCATTGGCGCATCGTCATCTGGCGCTGGAAAGCTGCTCTACAAAGGCGCGATTTCGCCCACCATCGTATGTGGCAACGGTGTAACTCCGCAACTTACAGCCGGAACATGCGTGACTGAGGATTAAGCCATGACGCTACTCGACGAAATCACCGCCAAGTGCAGCCCTGCACTGATCGCATCACGCGACTTTGACGCCATCGCAGCGGCTGTCAGTATTGGCCGCAAAAAACCAAGCACCAGAGAGATTGGCAACGGCACGATCCTTGAAGTGCTGGGCCTCACGGCTGGCAATGCGCTGCTTGATGTGGTCAACACCGTGCCGGACTTCCGCTACGTCAAGCCGCTGGTCGAGCAGGGTCGGCTCACGGTCGGTTCTGCCCTGGTGCAAGCGACTGTGCAAAGCCTGGTGCCAATGGGTGTGTTGACCCAGCCGCAGGCTGATGCGCTCTGTGCGTTGGGATTTGATCCTGACCCAGTGACAGCGCAGCAAGTCTCT